CTAAATCCTTATCATATTGGATTTGAAATGTTTAGAAGAATAGAAGAAAGATACGGAATTGAAGAGTGCTTTATTGCACGTGAAGTTCATCATGACGCATCTTTCTTGCGACAATATCTAACACACGAAGACTGCTTAGACTTGGGTCTTTTTAGCTTTAATAAGAAGAGAGAAGACTACGTCATTCAAGATATCTCAGACGAGGACGGATGGAAGACTGTTAGAAACGCATTATTAAACAATGTCGGAACTAACGGTATTCCTGTAATCTGTGTTAAAGAGGTTGAAGACGGTAACATTCTAACACTAGAACACGATCATGACGGAAGAGACTTGGATCTTGCATACGCAGATCCTGTAGTTCTACACGTAAGTGAGTTGTGGGGAGATATTGTGAAACTTTATACTGAAGTCGAAGGCGACACCTGGGAGATCTAAGAACATGCCAAACAAAAAAAATGACTTTCTAACAATAATTGAAAAGCAGCGTAACAAGAAAAAGAAGCCAAAATTCAATGGAACATTTCTTGAGTATCTAGCATTAGTACAAAAAGACCCTGATGTTATTCAGCATGCACACAAGCGGCTTTATAATAGCATCACTTCTAAGGGTGTCACAGCGATGGACGATTCAAACCCTAGGAAGCGTAAGATTTTCAATGATGATAATGTAAAGACATACGATTATTTTCAAAAGGAATTCTTTGGTCATGAAAATGTTATTTCTAGAATCATGAGATTTCTTAAGTCTGCTTCACTCAAAGGTGAAGAAAGCCGTCAGGTTCTTCTTCTCATGGGTCCGGTTGGCGCAGGTAAATCTGCTATCACTGAGCATATTAAAGCAGCGCTAGAGCAAGAGAGATACTATCACCTGGACGGAGATCCTCAGCGAGGTGAGCCTTTACAGCTTATTCCTAGAAGCCTTAGGTCAGAGTTCGAAGATGCCTTAGGTGTAAAGATTGAAGGCGATATCAGTCCGGTGGCTAGACATGTATTGCTAGAAGAACTAAACAACAAGTATGAAGATTACAGAATTGTAGAGAGTACATTCTCCCAAAGAGGTCGTAGAGGTATCGCTTCTGTTCCTCCCATGGATCCAAACAGTCAAGATGTCTCTGTTCTTATTGGATCCGAAGATATTTCAAAAATTGACAAGTACTCAGAAGATGACCCAAGAGTTCTATCACTAAATGGTGCATTCAACGTTGGTAACAGAGGAATTGTAGAACTCATCGAAGTTTTCAAAAATGAAATTGAGTTTCTGCATACAGTAATTACAGCAACACAAGAAAAAAGAATTCCTTCTCCCGGGAAAAATGACATGATCTACTTTGATGGTGTAATCTTGGCACACTGTAATGAATCAGAGTGGAATCGCTTTCAAAGCGAACACACAAATGAGGCTATTCTAGATCGAGTGGTAAAGATCAATGTTCCTTACGTCTTAGAACTTGATCAAGAAATAAAGATCTACGAGAAAATCTTAGGTCGATCTAATTTTGAAGCTCATATTGCACCGCATACTATTAAGATTGCTTCAATGTTTTCTGTCATGTCGCGCTTAAAGGTTTCACAGAAATGTGACTTGCTTACAAAGATGAAGATTTATAATGGTGACGATGTAATTGAGATGGGACGTGTCAAGAAAGTTGACATTAAAGATCTTAGAGAAGAAGCACCTAATGAAGGTATGAGTGGTATCTCAACTAGATTTATCATGAAAGCCATTGACAATGCTCTTTCTGACTCAGACACAGGAATGATCACGCCGATTAGCGTGATGTCTTCACTGGTTAAGCAAACTAAAGAGCAGCTAATCAATGAAGAATTTAAGTCTGAGTGCTTGGAGTTAATTCAGAAAACAGTCCGAGAAGAGTATCTTAAGATTCTTGAGACAGAAATTGCAAAAGCATTCATTACAGCTTATGAAGAGCAAGCTCAGTCACTATTCGACACTTACCTAGACAATGCTGAGGCGTACACTACACGTCAACGAATGAAGAACAGTATTACTAAAGAAGAGATGGAGCCTGACGAGAATTACATGAAGTCTATCGAAGAGCAAATTGGCATTACAGGTTCTTCTAGAGACGGATTTAGAAGTGATGTGACAGCTTACATGTTCGCGAAGATGAGGCGTAGTGAGAAGGTTGATTACCAATCATATGAGCCGCTCAAGGAAGCTATTGAAAGCTACCTTATCTCTTCAGTGCGTGATATGGCTAGAATTGTGACTAAATCCAAGACACGTGATGATGAGCAGCAAAAGAAGCATGGCGACATGATACAGACTCTTATTGACGAATACAATTATACAGAGGAAAGCGCAGAAGAAATTTTAATCTACGCTAGTAACAACCTTTGGAGAGATAGTTAATGAGAATTGGCATGCCAGAAATCTTAGCAGCGGGATCAGTAGTATTATTGGTAACAGGACATTCAACAATTGGTTGGGTGTTTTTAGGATTATCAGTCTTAGGGGCAGCCTTAAGATGGGGAATCGAGCTTCAAGTTGCACAGCAAGAAGAAGCAGCTAAGCAAAAAGATGTAGATGAAGTTTCAAAGCTGCTATCAGAAGCAGCGAAAGCTTTTAGTACTTTATTGCAAAGCGTACCTAAGGGCTCCGACGCTAAAGACACCCATTTACACTAGGGTTTAAATGAACTGCTATGAAGTCATAGCTGGTCAAACTGTTTCTAAGGAGATAAAGTCTCTATTAGATTCAGTGGAGGCCGGTGTGCGTACAATTGCATCTAATAAAGGGCTGTTTAATTACGGTAATACTATTAGTACAGTCCAACCGGTTGATATCTTAAGATACTTTGCAGAGATCAATCTGGATGATTCTACTAGCAGAGCCTTAACAAACATATTCCTTTCTCATTTAAGTAGCACAGAAAGCAAGTCTGCTGGGTCTGGTGCTATATTTTGTACTGCCTTCTGCCTCTATATGCAAAAAGGCTTACGATTACAACACCTTAACCAAAATAGAGATACTTTTGAAGTACATTCATTTAAGGGCAAGCGGGCGACTCCTTCTAGTTTATTAGATGTAATGAAATCGTTTTGTGATCCTGTTACAGCTCAGCTTATTTTTGACGCAGCTTGTCATGTGGGTGCTGAAGGCTCTTTGGATATTAAGACTCATACCACTGGTCATAAAACAACATTGACGCTTGATGACATGTATAGATTTGATTGTACAGTCAACGAAGTTTTTAGCAAGCAAACAGGAAGAAGCGATTTTAGATTGTCAACACCCTCAGTTGTTACGATAGATGGGTTCATAGAATCGACTTCAGAAATAGACCCTCTAATGCGCAAAAGCTTTGAAACAGGCCAGTCACTAGTATTAATAGCTAGAGGCTATCAGCAAGATGTTGCTAATACTTTGGCACACAACTATGTTCATGGTAAGCTCAAAGTGCTGCCCTTAGAAGTCAGATATGATGAGATCGGAGCAAATTCTTTAATTGACATTTCAAAAGTTACGCAGTCTAAGTTTGTCAACTCTTTAAGAGGTGACCTTATAAGCACTATTTCTTTTGAAGAAGATGCCGGCGTTGTCCAATCAGTAGACGTAAAAAATGGTCAAATTAGTATTGATGCAAACTTTGAACATGATAGTGTTGGTCAAAAAATGGTTGATCGTCAAAGACTCAAACTAATGAAAAAGTTAGATAGTAGCAGTGATTCAGTCAAAAAAATTCTAAACTCTCGGATAAAATCTCTTACTCCGTCTTTCTGTTCTGTGTCAATCAAGGCTGATACAGGAATGGCAGGAATAGAAAAAGATAGATCAAAAAGCGCCACTAGAATTATGAAAGATGTTTGCTCATTTGGCTTTGTAGACTTAACTACAGTCAAAAGTCATGATAGTTATTTTATAGAAAAGCTTTTAAAAGACTTGGCCGCAATGGATATCACACATGTTTCAACTAGCTCAATTAACAATGGAATCTATTATGCCGCGGCATGTGCAGAGACTTTCCTACGGTTGGGAGCTTGTTTAGTAATCGATGAGTACTCAGACACATGTGTATAAGAAGTGGCAGCGACCAACTTCTGTTGGCAGCTATGACATGGACGAGGTTGTTCGACTACTAAAAAAGTCAGAACATACTGAAATTCATATTGGCTCTGATTCTCACAAGCGCAAAGGCCACCCGGGCGAATGGCTCTTTGCAAACGTAATATGCTTGTATACACCTGGAAGATCAGGTATTTACTTCTATAGAAAAGTTATCGTCAAAAGAAACTATAAAGACGATTTGTGCGCAAGAATCATGGAAGAGGCTACTCAATCCATGGACCTGGCTAACGACGTATCCCAGCTAGTTAAGTCAAAAAAAATATATGTCCACTCCGATACAAACACAGACATAAGATACCCTACATCTAAGTTCACAAAGGCAATAAAGAACTGGGTTGTATCTTGTGGTTTTGGATTTTTTTGCAAGCCAGATTCTTGGGCTTCAAGTGGTGTAGCTGATCGGCATGCTAAATAATTTTACTTAGTCATAAATAGTGCTATACAATATGTATCAATCAGTGAGGAGGTTTATATGTCACTACACGATAAGCTCGGAAGAGCAACATATGATTTATTGGAAGTTGTCAAGACAAGACTGGCAACAGACTTGATGCAAGCTAGAACAGAGGGTCGAGTTACTTTTCAAAGTGATACTCAAATGAATGAAGTTTTGGCTTTAGTCACAGCTAGCGTAGAAAGTACTTTTGGAAATGGTGTTGATCATATTCAAGGCGTTGCTTCAGCAGAAGTTGCTACTACACCTAAGAAATCGACACGTAAGTCAAAGAGTTAAAATGCTTAGGGGTCAGAAGCATCTTATAGAATGCCATTGCATTTTGCCTCAATATAGAAGATCATCAAATACTGTTTATCATAAGTTTGTTGTTTTTTCTATAATAGATGATAGTGACACTGTTGTGCCAAAGTTCACTCAGTGTAACAATTGTGGGGTTATCCATAAGGTGTATGATGTGTGTAAGTCTGAGATTATTACGCACAAGGAAGACTTGAAGTCAATCAAGACAATTGACGATCTGTCTTTAACTCTTCCTCCCGATGTGTCTAGAGTTCTGGAGTCATATAATTGTGATCTGCCGTCTTGGGAGTATGCTGAGTTTTTACTTAACAACGAACAGTGGGGATCTATTATTACACTTACAAGAGATGAAGCTGATGATGAAATTACAGGTAAAGCTTTGCAAATAGAAGGCTTAACTAAGATTTCTATTATCACATACTGAGGATTTTTAAAATGAGTGACATTGAAAATAAGCTATCTGAACAAGATACGGCCGAGTCTGTTATTTCTAGGCAAATTGTCCGTGAAATTATGGACTACGGTGTCACCCAATTTCAAATTGGTAAAGTAATAGAGCTGCTAGCTCTAGAGCTTGAAAATAGAGGTCTAATGGTAGCTATTAGAGATGCCATTAGTGAATGTACTGCGAATGATACAACAGGAATTATTCTAGACGGACAGGAGGTATAAAATGTCGCAGATTTTAGATAAATGGATAGAGATTAAGACTCTAATGGAGTCAATCGACTTAGACGTTCACAAGAATGCAGGAGGTAACGCTTCAGCAGGTGTTCGATCTAGAAAAGGATTGCGAGCTTTGAAGAATGCTGCAGCTGATCTGGTTAAATTAACAATAGAAGAAGAAAAGACTCGAAAGAGCTGATTTTGCAGAGGGGACGATACGGATTCGACGGGGTAATAGCGATTGAGAGTGCAAGTAGCCAACGGTAACGCATGGCTTGACAGTGTTATAAAAAATTTAATTGCCAACAATAACGACAATTACGACTACGCCCTAGCGGCTTAATCGGGTGGTTTCCTAAAACCATCTCATCAATTTAGGATAAGTGGTTGATCTCACCGAAATAAAAAAGATCAAAATGGTTGCCCTGGTACAAAGTTGCCTCACTTAGAGATAAGTGGTTACCCTTTGTTATACAGGTGGATTTCCAAGACTACATAGGAAATGGGAAAATTTGTAGATACCTTGCTAATTTGGGAATAAATTAGACAAACTTGTGAATGACTTGATATCAAAGTTATTGCGGACGCGGGTTCGATTCCCGCCGTCTCCACCACTAACTGCATATTTATAAGTGCTATGGCATCAACTATTAAAACATCTTTTAAGAATCCGGCTCCTAAAAAAAGCAAAAAAAGTGTTCAAGCTGTTGACCAAAACGAGGAAATAAAAATGAGTGAAAACGAAAAAGACGACGAATATATCAATGACGACTTCGATGGCGATGACTTCGATTTTGTTGAAGCATATGACGATGATCCTGCAGGTGACGAAAGATTGTTGCCTGAAAATGAAGCTAGATGCGCGATTAAGTGCGCGTTTCTAGGTGTGGGTGGCGGTGGTGGAAAGCTGGCAAAAGCCTTCTTAGACTTAGGCTTCAATAAGACTATTCTAGTTAACACAACAGAAAAGGATCAACCTTCGGGCGTAACAAAGGATCACTTTCTTCTATTACCCGGGGCCGATGGTGTCGGTAAAGATATCACACTAGGCAAGCAAGTCTTAGAAGATAATGGTGCTTTGGTTGAAGATGCGCTACGAACAAGAATCGGCCCTACAGACTGGGTATTTGTCCTAGCAGGCGGAGGCGGTGGCACAGGAAGTGCATGTCACGAGCTTCATAAACCTATAAGTCGATATCTACAGTCTGTTGAAGCTTCAGGAAAGGTTGTATATATTCTTTCAAGACCTAGCGCGCAAGAACTACTAAACCCAACAATTAAGTCTAATTTTGAGGCTTCTTTAGCAGATGTATCTCGTCACCCTTATATTCTAATTGACAATGAAAAGCAATTGCAACTTCTTAGAGGTAAAGTGGGGATGCTTAATATGTACCCGGCTGCTAACAAGAATTTTGCTAAATTATTGTGGCAAGTGCTTAAGTTAGCTGATGAGCATTCTGAAATTCAGACATTTGACTCAAAAGATTTAGAAAAATGTTTAGCATCTGAAGGCCGTATGGTTATTGGCTCAACAGTGTTGCGTGATGTTACTTCCAATGACTTAGGTTCACAGGTATATCAAGGGTGTTTGCGATCATCACCGTGCCCCAAACCTTCAGGCAATTCTTCTACAGGTGTACTTCTTTTAGTTGTAACACCTGACATGGCTGATGATCCTGCAGTTAGTAACAGACTTGAATCTGCTTTCTCTTATGTGGGCGGAAGAGCTGATACTTTATTCACAGGCGTTTACGTCAAAAATAAACTGCCTGGATTGATAGCGCTAACATTGCTCGGTGGCCAGTCATAAATTACTATCAATTATTTTTGACTTATTTGATAGTTTTTTAATCACAGTTTTTTCAATCTGGCATATTCGCATCCTAGTCACACCAAATATGTCCCCAATCTCTTGAAGAGTGAGGGGACCTTTGTTTGCTGCTAGTATTGTACAGTTCTGGAACTTGTCGCAAGACACCCAGTGTCTACACTCTTGTTTTGAACATGCAGTCTTATGCCGATGGTGTTCTTTAAAGCATGTAGTATTATTTAGTATTTGATCCGTAAGGTCATCATTCATATCATCCGCCTATTTACATGTGTGAATCGTACAAAACATAATTTGTATGTACATTATTTAGGAGATACAATTCTTGACTACTAAAACTTTTCTTATTGATACCAGCGTCCTTCTATACGACAAGCAATCAGTGCATTCTTTCGAAGACAATCATGTTGTTCTGCCAATGGTAGTACTAGATGAACTAGATCGCTTTAAAGAGAAACCGGGAATTCTTGGAGAGTCTGCAAGATATATTAACAGATACTTGGATTCTTTAAGAAGCGAAGGCCGACTGGACTTGGGCGTTACAATACCTTCTGGACAAACAATCAGAGTATTAACGCGAGAAGGCACTAAGGACCTAGACTTAGATGACTTAGACTTAGACTTATCAAGAGGCGATAATAAAATCATTGCCAGTGCCCTGCTTTTAAAAGCAGACGGCGCTGACGTTATTGTTGTCACCAAGGATATTAACTTGCGTGTCAAGTGTGATGCTCTAGGTATTGCTGCAGAGGATTATTATGCAGACCATATCGATACCTGGACAGAGGAAGAAGAAGCTGGTCTGCTTCAA